TATAATTATTATTATTATTATTAGTTTATTGTAATTAAACACTTATTTATTGTTTCACTACTAGCATTGTTAGCGCTAGTAGTGTTAATTAAACCCTTTTTTTTACGAGTAGTTGGTAATAAAATATTCCAATAGTTTGTATTATTTTCTAACATTTCTTGCGTCACTTCTAATAATGTAGTAGTTTCATTTTTTGGGGCTAGTGTCTTTAATTGGTTAATATAGTCACAATATTTTTTATTATTTGAACGAACTATTTTATAATTTTTTTCATTATAAAATGCACGCCGTTTATTAAATTGATTTAAAAATACTTCATGGTTATCTATTAAATCAATTACTAATGGGTTTGTGTGTTTTTCTCTCAAAATGCGGCCAACAGCTTGAATAATATCGGATTTTGGGCTTGCTAAAAATAGACTAGTTAGCGATTTAATATCAAGTGCTTCCGCGGCCATACTATATGTTGCCAATATGATTTGTTTTGATTCGCTTTTTTTCAATTCTTCCGTTTTCATTCCGCCAATATAATAACCAACAGAAGCAACTTTTTTATGATTTAGTGCTTGAAATAAATAATTTAATAGATTTTTTGTTTGCGCCAATACTATAAATTGTTGATTTGGATTAATAAATAGTTCGCTTTCCAATATATATACTATAAAATCACTTCGACTATTAAAATTAGAAACTTTACTTACCATTGTTGTATATTTAACATTTCCTCTATAATCTCGCTCAACTTCATTATATTCATTATCATTGTCAACTATAAAATCAATTGCTTTTACTAACACATTATCTTGCGAACTATTTTTGGGTGGCTTATAGCATATTTCCCCTAAATGCATTTTAAATAATTTTGTTAGTCCGTCTTTTCTATCCATTGTAGCACTTAGCCCAAGACCATATAATGTATTACATTTTTTTAAGCAATTGCTAAACACTTCNCTAGACATATGATGACAATTACTAACAATTGGACCACATCTTATTTGTATAGTGTCACCAGTCACTATATTCGCTAATATATAATTATGATTATCGGCAACTTCAATATCATATACGTCACTACTATCTTCACTTAATATAAATTCTTGTTTTACCACTTCTAATAAAACCACTTCTTTAGAACTACCGCTTTTGCTAAGAACACGCGACCCACTATTTAATTTATGGGCTTCTACATAGTCGTTGGGTGTTAAAATTTTATGATTTAATGTACATTCAATAGTACATTCAAAAGTGTTATGTTCATTATTTAATGTTAATTTTACAAACTGGTTGCTCTTTTTCTTCCAAGCATATGTAAGTGGTTTATATTCAAAAGTCTTTGATGTTCTATTATAACTGCGAATATTTAAGGGTCTGTTTTGTTTCCATAATTTATAGAGATTTGAAATTTTTACACAGCCTCCACTAGTATAAATTAATGTAGACCCTTTAAAGCATTCATCATATACACTTAGTCCAAAACTGTCAAATAATGTATCGGGATAACTTTTCATACTCACAGACTGAATCATTGCTAACACAATGTCTTTATTTTCTATGTCAATAATAGGGCCTTGTATTAATCCAATTTTGGCATTTGGTAAATATTGTGTTATTCTCTCAATCCATTGATCCTTTAGGAAAGACTTATGAACAAAAATAATTGTTTTTTTGCACAATACTTCAATAATTTTAAGCCCTAAAACTGTTTTTCCTGCACCAGTCCATAATTCGATAAGTGCTGAACCATTACCTTTATTATTTTTTTCTTCTGTAGTAAAATCAATAGCTTTTAAATATTCATTTAAAACTTTTACCTGATAATCTCTCAAAACGCCATTAAATTTAATATTAATGGTTGTACCATAACTAATTTTTATAGTTTTTGGAAACCCAAACATGTTTATGCCCCAATAACGAGGTACATATATTTTTTTTTCTGACTCTTGATATGCTGGGAAAGATTTAGTTTCTGTTAATGAATTAACACTAACAGGTTTTAATGTTAGTTCATCTTTAATAAAATCAATAATTTTAGTAGTTAAACATACTTTATAAATAGAATATCCTTTATTTCCCAAATAACAATTTATTAAGTCATTACTTTTTAACTTGTCTATTATGTCAACTATTTCTATATAATTAGTTCTGTTTTTTGGACTTATTTTTTTCAACATAATATTATAATTATTGATTAAAATATTTTATTAATATTTTCAATTTTTAATAAAATATTTAATTAGTATATAATGAATTTAGTAAATTATTTCAAAAATGAAGTGCTAGAACTAAAAAAAATTACACCTTATGAATTGGTCTTTATTATAGTGTTAATATTATATTTAATAAGTAATATTTCAACGCCATATGATTTAGCACCTCAAGTAAATAATGCATATATGTATATATCTTTATTTGCTATTACTATTTTACTTTTATTAAATAGTAATCCATTAATTGCAATTTTATTTGCATTTGTAGCTATAATATTTTTACAGCGATCAAAAAAGACAGACCATAGCGTTATGGCACCAAGCACTAGCAATAAAACAGCTGCTATGACTAATATGAATACAGATTTAACTATTAAATCTTTAGAAGAAGAAATGGTAGGACAAATTGATAGACAACCTGATAATATTAGTAGTCTAAGTACGTATAATCCGGTAATGTGTAATTATCACAATGCTTCAGATGTCAACTAAACATAATTAAGATTGCTAATCTTAATACTCTTGCTAATCTTAATACTCTTGCTAATCTTAATACTCTTGCTAATCTTAATACTCTTGCTAATCTTAATACTCTTTTACTAATGTTTAGTATTAAATATTATTTAATACTATTTAATATTATTTAATACTTAAACATTATTAGGCATTATTCTACTTGCTATAACTTTTTTGGGATATGTAACAAATAGTAGATGTCCAACTAAATAAGCAAGTGCTAAAAAAATAATTCCAACTACTACTTGCAAACCTACATTTCCAACTATGTTATTTGGAGATAAAATGCTATTTACTTCTTTTAATACTTCAAGACTAGTACTGTCTACTTTATCAATATTATTATTTGAAGATTCAATAAGTACATTATTTTCATCAACCGGGTTACATTTTATATATATGTTGTCTTGTGCATTATTGTATGTTCTTATTGTCCAATCTGCATTACTATGTATTTCTGTCCATGTTTTCATATCTTCTATTGATAGTCCAAGAACTTCACTTGTAAAATTTGAATTTTTTAATAATTGTTTTAGTGACAAATCTTTACTAAATGTTGCTCTAGTTCTTAACTTATTTTTATAAAAAGCTCCTACGGAATCAGTTTTTTTATTAGTTATATTATCACGCTTTATTTCTAACACTTTTGGATCCGATGTTCCCATACCACGTTCAATAAAACTGATAAATTCTAGCCACTCTTTATTGTTTTTTTCTAATACTTGAGTTGTCATTATTATTTTATTACTTTATTATTTTATTATTTTATTACTTTATTATTTTATAATTTTATTACTTTATTATTTTATAATTTTATTATTTTATAATTTTATCATGGGTGAGTTTACATTAACAATTATTGGTTTAGATAAAGATAAAATAGAAGATAAGTACACTAATACTTTAAAATTGTTAATCTTTATGCTATATTATGCATATTTTAAACAAATGTATGGAAACCCGATAAATGAACACCTATTTGACCAAATAGATAGTCTAGAAGATTCTCCGTCATTTAATATTACAATATTAAAAATATTAAAAGGATTATCTGATAGTTCACATGGTAGCAAAGAAATGATATCAGCATTAGCAAAAAGCATACTAGATGCTCTAACTCAAAACTTGGATTTTGGTGAAATAATAGATAAATTTAAAAAATACTTAGATTTGTATATAACAGAAGAGGCCGATAAAATTAAATATGAAGAAGATAAAATAAAATTTACTCAAAATATAAATTTTGAAGAATATAATTATATTATATTAGCATTAGCAAGTATTAATTATTATATTGATACTGAAAATAACTATTTACTATCCAAATTACGATGTTATAGTAGTATTGAAAAAAATTATGCTTTTGAAAAGGGGCTACTTCCCGATATAGATAAAACAGTGACATTGGCGCTTACTCCTCCTCCTCTTCCTCATCCTTCTAGTACTAGTACTACTGCTAGTGCTAGTGCTAGTGCTACTGCTAGTGCTATATTTGATACTGATAAGCCATATACAAAAGCCAATGCAGATAAATTGGCTTCTAATGTTGGGTTTATGCAAGGTTTTATTGACGCTTTAAACACGAAGAACTTTGATGGATATCTTAGTGATTTTATTACATACTTAAAACTTGCTAAATATATAATAACTGATCCTGATAAGAAGTTAGATGATTTAGAAGACTATTACGATGGTTCCGAAGAGTATCTTACTAAAGCTAGAATCTATGCCGAAGAATTAGAAAGCAAATTTAAAGATACAGATATAATCAACGAAGAAAATTTTAACGAAGAAAATTTTAACAAAAGACATAAAGCAGCCGCTATTATGTTTGTAGTTAATGGTGAAAATATGAAGGATCATGAAGACGCAGAAAAAACAATGTTTACTAGTTTAACAACAGATAAGATTGATATTAATACAGTTAACAAAATAAAAATAGAATTTAAAATACCCAGTATTAAAATTGATACAGAAATAGAAGCATACGGATATACACCAAAAGAAGTTGATCGTGGTGGGGGTGGAGACTGTTTTTACTTTTCTGTTTGGGGTTGCCTAATAGACTTAGGAAAATCAGATTATGATAATATTACTGCAAAGTTGAAAGCTTTGGGTGATAGTATGAAAAAAGGTTATGTTAACTTTGAAGATACATTTACAAATATAACTGTTGATGCTTATATTAAGGCAAAAAGTGTAGCCGGTAATTCTATTCATAAAGAATATAATGATTGCAGAAATAACTTCAATATTAATATTAGAAAATTAATAGCTTTGTGTTTGTTAATAGATACATATTGGTATGAGGCTATTAGTCCAATTCCAATGAAAACTTTATTAGATACCATGACTCCACAGTATATTGATGTAATTAAACAAAAATTAAAAGATGAAGGTAAAGATCCGGATCTTCCGGATAATACTATAAAGCTTATTCCTTTTAAAAATAATGAACATAATATTATCTTATCAAATACGGCATTACTACCTACTATATTGACAGATGAAATAAAAGTTCTTGTACTTAAAGTATTGTTGTCTATGTGTGATGTTATTTTGGATGTTTATGGCGCGAGTGTGGCAATTCTAAAATTGCCAAGTAAAGTAGAAGATACTTTCTACATTTATGTAAGAAATATAGATAACATGCATTATCGCGAAATAAAAACTGAAGATGGTAAAGAAAAGCGCACATTTATACGAACGGGATCGTATGACGAATACTCCCCAAACAATTTATGGAAATTACAGTAAAATTACAAGTATTATATTTACAGGATTCACATAATTTATTTTATTTATTTTATTTATTTTATTTATTTTATTTATTTTAATAAAATAAATTACATATATATTATGTCATCTACAAGAAACAAAAATAGTCAAATAAATTATAATTTAGAAAAATCTTATAAAGAGAAAATTTTGAATGAAACCTTTTATATTCATTCATCTAACGGAAGACCTATAAGTGATTGTATTCCATCTCTAGGATATATGCCAAGCCATATATCTAGAGATGCATTAGCAAATAATGCAATTGATATTGAATCACAATTGCGAGGAATAGGTTCAACAAACTTAGAGAGTGCTTGTGATGTTGTTGTTCCTAGTATTAGAACCATTGAATTTAAAGAATTTTTTGATAGACCCCAACAAATAATTATGCCATATCCATTAGTATATGAAAACTATCAACGCCCCGTTTTACATTAACATTTTGGTGTCATAACTTGATAAAAAATTTATTATAATAAGTAAAAATTATAATAAATTGTAACCAAATTTTTAGAAATTCGCATTTTTAGAAATCCAAAATTTTTAGAAATTCGCATTTTTTGTTCATAATTTTTTAGCATGGTAATAAATAAAATAATAGTATGTTAAATTTTGTAATGTTATATCATAAGACTAATCCATTTCGCTAATTGTGTGCATATTTTCAAAAATATATTTTCAGAATTTTTTTGAAAATGGACATTTATAAATGTCCAATTTTATAATGTTTTCACTTTTAAGACCGAAAAATGCGAAAAATGACTTTAGACCATAAAGGTTTAAAAATAAAAAAAGTGAAAAAAAACTGTGTGCATAAATTTTTATGTTTTTTCAAAATAATTTAGGAACTTTTTTTGTAAGTATTTTATACTTACAAAATGTTGACAAAAAAGTTCCAAAAAAGTTCCAAAAATTATTGTTGTATTATTTGTGACTATAATACGAGCAGAAGCAGTCAATATGAGCGCCATTTATTAACACGTAAACATGCAATACTTACACAATCACATAATTTCGACAAAAAAGGTTCCAAATTAATCTTTGTCTGTGAATGCGGTAAAAATTATAAATATAGACAAAGTTTACATACACATAAAAAAAACTGTACATTTTTAACACCAACAAATATACTTGATATAAGTGAAAATCAAATAAATTTATCAAATGAACTAATATTTGAAGTAGTAAAGAAACAACAAGACCAAATTATAGAATTAACAAATACAATTAAAGAACTAATACCCAAATTGGGGAATACAACAATAACAACAAATAACCATAAGTTTAATATTCAAGTATTTTTAAATGAGAAGTGTAAACATGCTATAAATATGCGAGATTTTATTAGGTCAATTGAAGTAAGTTTACTTCAATTAGATTATACAAAACAAAATGGATTAGTAAATGGATTAAGCAATGTAATAATAGAAAATATGAACAAGCTTGGTTTATATCAACGTCCAATTCATTGCACTGATATAAAACGAGAAATATTATATATTAAAGAAAATGATGAATGGGAAAAAGATGTAAATAAAGATAGAATAAAAACAGTAATAAAAGAGGTATCAACAAAACAATTTTCAGCATTGTGCAACTGGACAAAAGAAAATCCCGATTTTCTTAATAATGAGTCAAAGCAAAATTATTATACTCATGCTTTGGTTGCTATTGCAAATAATAAAGAACACAATGAAGAAAAAATAATTAAAAAGGTGTGTTCAAATAGTTATATTAAAGACTAACAAATACATAAATCTCGTCAAAATATTTTTTAGTAATACACATATTTGTGTTTTCGGTTTTAGCTTTAATATAATTACATAAGCATTTATGAAATATATCAAAATTGTTATAGCAAAATAGTAGTTGAAATAATGCTATATCATTTTCAATGAAAAAAGCCAGACTACTATTTTTGTATTTTTCTTTTAATGCTATTAATAATTCAACAATTTCATTATAATCTTTTAAAAAAAAATATAAAGCTTCAATATTTTTTGTTATTATAAAATCGTCAAATTTTGTCATATTTAAAGCTTGCAATAATTGCGTTTGATAACATAAATTACAACAATCATCTTCTTCGTCTTCTAATAATTTATATGTACATATAAAGTCACTATTGTAATTTATATTTTTTAAATTGTCAAAAAAACTACTATTACTTGTAGCCATACTAACTAATGATGCTAGTTATAGTTAATTAATTACTATTTATTTAATTGCTATTTATTATATAATATTTATTATATATTATGTCAACACTATTGCAACAAAATGAAATAAATGAAATAAATGAAAAACATAAAGCCGAATTTGAAGATGCATATCAGCATATGGTTGCATTAATTAATGTAGTGATAGGAAAGACATCTCGTGCAAGGTTTGCGGTAGATTCCGTGAGAGGGACAGATCAAGCATTACAAGAAGTTGTAGACGCATTAAAACTGGCGGAACAAGCAATAAGAGAAGGAGAGGTTGGATTAGCCAGAATGATTATGTCACAAACTAAAGTTTATGATACAATAAAAGCTGGATTTGCCCTTGCACAGGATGCAGAAAAAGAAGATTGGACACACTATTGGAACTCTAAGGAAGAGTTTATTAATAAACAGGTGCTTGAGCGCGCAAAAAATGCAACTATAAATCTAGAGGTTGAAAGAAGAAAGACCAATGAGTTAAGAAGAAGAATTACTAGAATAATTGAATATCCAATCCGCGTACTCGAAGTAAATGAACTAATGGATACAACCAAAAGAGAAACAGAAAATTTTGATAAGTTATATGCAGACTATATAAATGCATGTAGAATTCTTGGAAAAATACCAAAACCTATACCTGAAGATTATATATGTCCATTAAGTAATGAAATTATGATTAATCCTGTAAGTGCAGAACCTATCCGTACATATGAAGAAGCATATATTAAGAAATGGCTTTTAACTAATAATAGCGATCCTTTTACAAGAAGATTTATTGAAGCTTCTATGTTTGTCCCCAACACAGTTATAAAAAATGATATTGCTCACTTTTACGATGATCTAATAACAGATATTGGTGATAGCATCCTTGCTAGTGGCAAAAAATTACCTCGTCTATTTAGAAAAGTCAAAAGCAAACAAACAAAAAGAAGAAAAGTTAAACAAACAAAAAGCAAACGTTATAAAAGACGTCGCTAATTTCTTTTTCTTTTTCTTTTTTCTTTATATTTAATATTTAATATATATATGTATGAGTAGAATTAGACAATTATTTCCAAAAATTCAAAATGCACTGTTTAGTAGATCTAGAAAGAATAAAGGGAGTAGATCTAAAACGAAGAAAGATAATAGTGTAGACTATATTAAACATATATGTCTATATAATCTTGGAGAGTACTTTGAAAATACCACAGATAAGACATTTGAAGATATACTCCCAAAAGATTGAAAAGTAATATCAGAAATAAATGATAGAGATTATATATACAATAAAAATATATACTATTTTTCATCAGAAGAGGTTAAAGAAGTAGCAGATAGAAGCAGACGTCGTTTTAAAATATTACATACAGAGTATAATAAAATACTTAGTAATTGAAAAAAATAGTATTTGGCCTTATTCAACAGAAAAAGTTACTATGGACATGATAAGACGTGACACAGATAAAGAGGATGAAATTGAAAACTATATCAAAAATTTACAAGATAGGGTTAAGAAAGATAATGTGTATTCTGTTGGTGGAAGAATATATTTTAAAAAAAGAAGAAAAGTTAAACAAACAAAAAGAAGACGTTATAAAAATAAGTATTCTAAAAGGCGTTGCTAATTTAATTTTTTTTTTCTTTAAATTAATATTACTTATTAGATAAGTAATACTAATTATTATTGTTTATTTTTTATTTAATGCTTACTATCTTGATTACGAGCAAATTCGCGCGCGCTCATACCTCCGCGCTGCCATCCTTTCATTGCATCATCCTCTATTATATATGCGCTATTAGTCAGTGTTTGTTTTACATTGTCCAATAAAGGATAATTAGCATTATTGTTAAAGCATTGTTCCATAGTATTGTTAATAGTTTTTTTATTAATGTCATTGTGTCCTGTTTTTAATTGAAACTCTGTTTCAATATCGCCTAAACCTTTACCTAAATATGGGACAGTTAAAAATGGTCGCGGATTTAATGTTAATTTACAAGCCGGACGAGTAATATGTGTAAATTTTAATTCATTATTGGCCTCAATCGCACATCCTTTAATACCTCCTTCGTGTGAACCATTATAAAATACATTTGGTTGGTTTAAAGCAAAATCTTGTGCTTTTGACATGGGACAGGCTGGATAATAATTTTCTAAATTATAGTTAGCATTATTGATGTTTTGAATATTTCGTTGGTCAATTGCAGGATTATCATTACCAATTCTAGACATTGCATCAAACGAATATGGATAAGCAGTAGTTGTAGTCATTATATATTAATTTAATATATTAAATTAATATAATATTTTTATTAAAGTATACTAATTGTTTAAAAAATGTAATAAATAAAATGTAATAAATAAAATGTAATAAATAAAATGTAATAAATAAAATGTAATAAATAAAA